TGGTCTTCCTGCAGTGCTCGCTGAGCAACAATATCGGGATACAGATTTTCGTCTGTCTTCCCGATTATCTCATCTTCCGCATTCTTGCCGGCAAGCAGTACTTCTGTTGGATTGGCCAGGATCTTTCGCCCTTCGATATCTTTTACATAGACTGCATCAGGGATCAGATCAATAATTGTTCTAAAAAGTGCCCGCTCATTTTGCAGCAACTCTTCGGCCTGCTTGTTTTTCGTTATATCCCGGAAAGTCCAGATCCTGCCATAATTCTTCCCGTCCTTCCCCAAAACAGGTGCAGAATAGCGGTCCATAACTTTTCCGCTAATTAGTTCAAGCACATCTTGACTAATTTCAGTGTTATGATCATTGAGATATCTTACTTTTTCCAGAAATTCATCCGGATTTTTATTCAGACTCATAACATGATTGAGCAATAAGGAATCATCCTCACTATCAACAATATATTGTGGAACCTCAAACAGGTCAATGACACGCTGATTGATCAGGACTCTTTTTTGATCGTTCCCAATGATTAAAATCCCATCAATTGTGGCATTGGTCTGAGCTTCGAGCAGTGAAGTCTTGGTCTGGAGTGTCTCTTCGGCTAATTTTCGCTCAGTAATATCCCTTTCTACAAAAAGAATACTTTCCGGATTGCCAATTTCGTCATACAAAACGGAGGAATTCACATCAATAAAGAACCTCGATTTATCCTGTTTTACAGCCAGGTATTCGGTGATCTTGTGATTTATTTCACCTGAAAGCAATTTTTGAATATTCTCAATCAGGATTTTATGATTCGATGGATCAATGAAATCAAAAATGGTTTTATCCAGGTATTCCTCCCTTTGATCAATGGAAAAGCCATGTATCAAGGCTAATTTCTCCGACATCAGCTGTATCCTCCCGTCAATCGAGACCATTCCTATTCCATCAGGCGATGCAGCGATAATGGCTTCCCATTTCTGACTGCTTTGCTTTAATGCATCTTCTACTTTTTTTCTTTCCGTAATATCTCTGCTAATACCAAGGATTCCAATCAGGCTCCCGTCGCTCGCCCAATAGGGGGTTTTTAGGGTATCAATAAGGAGATTGCGGCCATCGGGATAAGTTATCCATTCCTCATTGTGTTGGGAATGCCTTTGTTTAAGCATCTCACGATCAAAGAACCGGAATGAATCTGCCGATTCACGGTCGAAGAGATCATAGTCATTCTTCCCGATGATCTCATTTCTGGATTTCCCTACCAGTTCTGCAAAAGGTGGATTGCAACCAAGGTAGACCCCTTCGGTATCTTTAAAAAAGATGATATCAGGGATCGAGTCAAGCAATGAGGTTATCAAACCCGCTTGCTTTAACCGCTCCTCTTCCGCGCTTTTGCGGGCTGTAATATCTTCTTTAATTGCGATAAAATGGGTGATTTGCCGGTTCTCATTGATAATTGGAGAAATTAAAGCTGATTCCCAGTAATGTTCACCGTTTTTCTTCTTGTTTTGAAGCTCTCCCTGCCATTCATTGCCCGATAAGATGGTATCCCACAGGTCAATAAACAATTCATAAGGGGTGGATTCAGATTTTAATATTCTTGGATTCTTACCAATTACCTCTTCTCTGGTATACCCTGTAAGGTCGCAGAACTTTGGATTTACATATTCAATATCTCCATCAGTATTGGTAATCACGATAGAAGCAGGATTTTGTTCAACTGCCTTAGAGAGTTTTAGAATTTCTTCTTCGGCCTGTTTCCTTTCTTCAATTAATTTAATAAGCGAATTGAACAAAAAACTGCTATCAGAAAGAGCTGTCTCCCCCTCAATAATTTTCGTATCATTGTTAGGATTAAGAGCGTATATCGCCTCTTTTATTTTATTGATAGTCCCCTTGTGAGTTTCTGCATCAAGTTTGTGTTTTTGAAACGCTTCCCGAAGTTCCTGAGAACTAATTTCGATTGAATTCTGAAGGAGCTTGGAATCTTCTTCAAAATTCTCATAAGTATTGTTAATGTCCCGGATAAAATCGCGGAGCCCTTCTGGCAAAGGGTCAGCTGTGCCGAAATGACGCTTAATCTGTCGAAATAAAAGTTTGTTCAATTTATTTTCCATAATTAGAAGGAACTATACCTCTTTAAACAGCGTAATGGTCATGGTTTGATTATGGAGTTCACAATGTTGATCAAAAGGTTTGATCGGACTTATCTCTCCATAGGAATAAAATCCGGCAATGGTGGTAAGGGGGCCAAAAGACTCCCTAATAATTTCCAGTTCATCTTCGACCCTTTGCTTAAGTACCAGTTTCCGTCCGACGCAGCTGATCAGGATTGCGAGGTCAGGAGATGGATCCTGCAGAGAGGTTTTCGACATCTCTGCCGCTCCACTGGCACCCTCGATCAGTCGGTCAGAATTCGCTTTCATCAACCGCACATATTCACCCTGAGGAATATCTCCGGCAAAAACCATGCTTCCATCAGCCTCATTAACAGCCAAAACGGTCCTGACCAATGCTGTTTCAGAATCCTTTAACCGCAGGCTTAGCGGGAAGAGCAGCGCCGAAGCCGGCAGATTTGCGGCATGATCGCCCAGATAACGTTTATATAACTCCAGTGCCGGATGACCATCAAGCTCAAATAAAATATTCCCTTTCGACTTGGTTACCTCACGGTCGACTCCGAACGAATCCCAGCCTCCCATCGAACCATAACCAATCTTTAGATGATCTCCATAGAATCCGATAGCCAATACCAGGTTATTTTCACCTGCCCGATTATGGACAATTACAGTTTCATGAAAATCTGCCTGATCGCCTGCAAGACCACCTGTAACCGGAATCCGGTTTTTAAGCTTACTGTTTAACCCTTTTGTAAGCTCACTACCGTTAATATTTAATCCTTCCGACAGCACCATAACATGGACAAGATTCTCGACATCAAGCTGTTCAGCCAGTTTTTCACCGACCATAAAACTGTCTTCCATGGAATGGATATACTCTCTTGATATTTTGAAAGTCGTTTTCTCAAACCAAACAGCCGTACAGGCAATATGATTATTCATCACCTCTTCCAGATAAATCTCACCAGAAGTCGAACAACCGACAATCTGCGCTAAGGGATACATATATGCTACTGAATCAATATTTTGCTGATCCTTTAGTAACTCCTTATTGCCAAATAAGAAAACCAGCTGAGCAGAATTGCCAAGGTCATTTCCACTCTTTTTTACCCAACCAGAATCTCCGGAAAATAAACATTGTTCAGTTTTCATTATGCGCTTTTTTTGAGTGGATTATAAAAGTTAGTACACAAAGTTAAAAGTTTATTTTACATTCTATTCCGATGAGATAAAATCATTCAAACCAATATTCGTAATCCATTCCTGAAAAAATTACTCTGCAGTTGAGGGATCAATAATTGCAGATACCTCACTGACAGAATTTGCTGGAAATCCGCCTTGCTTTGCATGTTCCCGAACCATCGCTTCATTGGAAGCTATGTAAACACAATAAATTTTATCGGCGGTGACATAGCTTTGGATCCATTGAATTTCGGAACCCATTTTGCTTAAAACTCCACATGAGACCTGCGAAATACCTTTTAATTGTTCGGATGTCAGATTGCCTGCGCCCGGAATTTCCCTCTCGATTACATACTTTGGCATAACTTTTAGATTTTTAGTTTCACAATAATTTACGGAACCCGGTTTACTAACAAGAATCGGAACTTAAATGTTTAACATTTAACAAAATAGATTGTGTTTTGATTCCGACTTAAATGAACTTACCTTTCAGCGTATAAACACAGATTTGGAATTCAGATTGGAAACGGTTTGTAAGGGCCGCAAAAGAGTGGAGAGAGATTGGGCGCAGGAGTTCAATTGTGGCAATTAGGATTTACCTCATTTAAAAATTACCGGATTATCTTTGGAATTCCATGCAGGTATTTCGAAAGCAAACCATCCAAAGTATCAATATTTAGCGGTTTGGTCATAAACTCATCCATTCCCGCCTCCAAACATTTTTGCTTTTCAAATCCGGCTGTTAATGCTGCAATCGGGATTCGGCCCCCATTATTTTTTTCATAATTCCGTATTTCCAGCGTAGCCTCAATACCTGACATCAAGGGCATTTGGATATCCATGATAATCAGATCCGGGTTTTTTGAGATAGCCATCTCAAAGGCTTCTATACCATTCACGGCCTTCAAAATAGTGACATCAGGGATCATCTTCTTTACCAGGGTTGTAACCAGTACCATATTCAACAGAACATCCTCGGCAACAAGAATTATCGGAGCAGATTTCTTTCCCCATTGATTTTTCTGTACCGGGAAGGGCTCCTCCGGATCCTTTATTTGAATTGGGTTATTGGAAATTATCTTCATGCTAAAGAATAACTCTTTTGTTTTACCGGTTTAAAAGATTGATTTCTCGACTTAAATTTTTACTCTCTACAAAAATATTAAATTCATTTAACCATCTGAAGTAAACTGTACCTATTTAATCGGAGTCTTAATAATTTATTACGCCTTTATCAGACCAAAAAACATATGGATCTGAGATTATAAGTAGCCAGTATAATTGAATGTGTAATCACATTTTTCTAAATAACAATTAATCAATTAAGTAGACCATTGATTTGTCAGATTACGAACTTACTTAGGATCCATAAATAGTCAGTTAATCTGAATTTATTCTCCTGATTAGCTAAAGATTTCCTCTTAGTCCAATACTATCAGCCCCTTTCTGCATCGCCCGGATAGTCTTTTCAACCAGACTTTCCACAGTCAGTCCGACCATTTCGGCTCCCTTGGTAATAATGTCACGGTTTGCTCCGGCGGCAAAGGTCCTGGTATTCCATTTTTTCATTACAGATTTGGTGGTCAGGTCAAGAATGCTTTTGGATGGCCGTACATAAACGCATGCGGTAATCAGACCCGTGAGCTCATCGGTGGCAAAAAGTATCTTCTCCATCCATTCAAGTGGCTCAGTGTCGGAACAGATTCCCCAGCCATGACTTACAATGGCGTGGATATAGGCTTCCGGCCAGTTTTCAGATTCGAGAATTTTCCGGGTCATGACACAATGCTGATCCGGATATTTCTCATAATCAAGATCATGACAAAGTCCTATTACTCCCCATTTCCCGATATCTTCGCCCGATTGTTCTGCAAACCATCGCATCACCGCTTCAACCGCCAGTCCATGACGGATCAGGCTCTCCTGCTGGTTATACTGGCATAACAGGGCATAAGCTTCGCTTCTTGAAGGTTGTTTTTCCATAGGAAATGCAAAATAAAAATGAAAGCCCGCTAATGGGTAGCAGGCTTTCATATTATATCTATTTCTCTGGTTATTCGGGAGAAATTGCGTCGGTAGGACAAACTTCAGCGCATGAACCACAATCGGTGCAAAGACTAGCATCGATTAAAAAGATATCACCTTCGCTGATTGCTTCTACCGGGCACTCGTCAATGCAAGTTCCGCAAGCGATACATTCATCTGAAATTTTGTAAGCCATAACTACTGATTTTTTTGTTTATGATTATCCTGATGTTTTTCATTTTACCCCACAAAAGTACAAAGAATGGTCAAATAACAAATTCTATTTGTAATTTTTACTTATTTTAAACAGCGTTTTTTTTGTTCTTTCTCATGGAAGGCACAGAAAGACTGAATTCCGCACGAATCACATTTGGGCTTTCGTGCAACACAGACATATCTTCCATGCAGAATCAACCAGTGATGCGCGATTGGAATAAGCTCATCCGGAATATAGGCGATTAACTGCCTCTCAGTTTCCAGAGGAGTTTTTGCATTGGAAGACAATCCTATGCGGGCCGCAACCCTGAAAACATGAGTGTCCACTGCCAAAGCCGGTTTGTTAAAAACAACCGAGGCTATGACGTTTGCCGTTTTACGTCCCACCCCTGGAAGGGTTACTAACCGGTCCACCTCTGACGGCATTATCCCCTGAAAATCTTCCACAAGCTTTCGCGCCATCCCAACCAGGTGTTTCGCCTTGTTATTCGGATAAGAGATGGAGCGGATATATTCGAACACCTCATCAGGCTCCGCATCAGCCAATTTCTCGGGGGTGGGAAACTGCTTCAACAGTTCAGGAGCCACCATGTTTACACGCTTATCTGTACATTGTGCCGACAAAATAACAGCCACCAGCAATTCATAGGGGTTGTTATAATGAAGTTCCGTCTCTGCAACCGGCATATTTGCTTTAAACCACCCGATAACCTTTTCAAAACGCTCTTTTTTTCGCATGTATTAAATATTAATAACAGGATCATCCGAGGACAAATTTATTTAAACAAATCAAAGTGGGTACCAGTTCGAATCAACCTATCTCTTTTTCATCTTCGTTACATTCCCAAATTAGTAAGCAGTCCGGGCGGATGCGGCATTCCCAACAATTCAAATAATTCCCTGAAAGTTTATGGGGTGAATATACTTCAGGTAATTTTCCACGGTATTCAAGCAGTTGGAAAACAGCAACGATTTGATCAAGCGGAAAGCCACGCTTTTGGAAAGTTTTAATATCGCGCTTAAACTTTGAACCAAAACAAATCCTGTACTTCACGTTAACAAAAATTACATATGCTACGCCACAGGATGAATATTATAGGATCAGTATTAACTATTTAAGTTTGTTCATCATATCTTCAACGCTGCTACATTGGGTAACTTTGCCCTTTTTTACCTCAAGTACAGCTCGCTTTGTAGCAGCATTTGGCTCTTTCTCTTCAATAATTTTCGCAAAGGATTGTGTTTTCAGAAATTCAACCATTTTTTTGCCCCGGTTGTTCCTTCGTCTATAATTATTGTTGTCATATCTGCCAATTTTAAAACAAAGGTAGTAAAAAGAGTATTAAACTGATCAAGGTATTATCCTTAGGTGACTTATTCATTTTGTAGATTTTCGTGCTAATTTTGTGCCCGTAATTTTAATTGTCTATGATCACATACCTGCAAGCCGAAAATCTATC